TTCGTAGTATTCGCGTAACCGCGAGAATAGAACTCCATACCAGCCAAACGAGCCTCAAATTCTGCCGCGGCTCGTTCCTGTTCTTGGAATTTCCGTGTTGCATACGCTGTCGCCTCCGCCATCAGATAATTGTTGAAAGCAACAGCCTTCTGCTCTTCACCCCAACCGTTAGCCGCAGCATCAGCCTCAGCCAAAGCGGTCGCTTGATTGATCATGGCGGTCGTCAACTGACCACTTCCAACCATCGCATTGACTTGATCTTGAACAATCTTGGAAAGGTCAGTCTTTTCGATCTGATCTTGAATTTCCTCCAATGCTTTCGCCGTTCCGGTGAATGCATCATTCATATCCAATGCTGACCAAACCAACGAGTCAAAATCGTTGTCGTCTGTTTCTGCTATGTATTTCGCCATAGCAACAGCGGCCTCTTCGGATGCACCCTTTGACTTCAAAACAGAAGCGGCAAAACCCTCAAAATCGTCGGCTGCCGCGGCAAATTTCTCCAATGAAGCAGACATTCCAAGACGACCAAAAGCATCGACCAACTTGTCGCTGTTCTCGCCAGTAGTCAGGATCGCATCGCTCAACAGTTCTTGCCCGGTAGCCCCCTCCTCTAAAGCCTCCTTATTCGCCAACAATTCTTTGGTGTTGGCTCTAAGAGCATCCGATAGTTCGTTTGTCCTCGCCGCATTTTCACGCTGTTTAGCACCAAACGCGCTGATTGCCGCCACGATCAACTGGACAGCAACAACCATCGCAATCATCGGTCCCAGAGAAGCCATAAGGCTCATAGCACCAGCCTTCAAAGCCATAAATGTTGTGACACCGGCCGCTCGGAGTGCTTGGAACGATGTGATCGTAAGACCCTGCTGGGCTGCCAAAGTTTTCTGATAGGCAATCTGCTCTGCTATTTGCCCTCGCATCTTCGTGAAACCCATAGCCAGTCGAGTAAATGCTTTGGCAGTCCCGTCAGCATTGACACCCATCAACTTCTTCTGCAAAACAAGCGCGGTGACAATAGGCAATAATGCGAGCATCACAATCTTGTTGGATGTCAAAACAGTTGCCAGCGATGCGAATGCAGAAACAACAGGAAGAACAACCTGCGACAAACCAAGAATGACATTCGCCAATCCAGTAAGCGTTGTACCAACTACCCCTTGAAGATTTGTTGCGACGTTTACAACACTTTCCATCACCTTCTCAAACACTTGGAAAAGTGTTTGACCGAGATCCATAATCGCTGGCAATAGAGGTTTGAGCGATCCCAACAAATCAATAAAAATTGCTCGAAGTTCGGGAGACAAAGCGACGAGTGCCGCAAGACCAATCCCAACCGGACTCAATTTGACAGCAAAATTCTGCAACATTGGTCCAACAAGAGGCAGTTGACCGAGCAAATTTTTGCCGGCGAACGCTGACAAACCGGCGGCCAATGCACCGATGAGAGGAATGAACTTATTTATCGTCTCTGACAATTGACCGACGTTCACATTTGTCAACTCAATTGATTTGAAAAAATCTTTGACCTTAGCAAAAACGCCTGCTAGCGGTTCAACCAATGTCGTAAAAGACTCTCGGAGAGCCTGAAGAACCGGGAACAAGGCTCCGCCCTCACGTATAAGCAAACTGAACTGCTTGAATGTGTTGTATGCCCCCAACACAACTGGGCTAAACCCCTCCAGAAACAGGCGGCCAAATTCCAATTTGACATCGTTCAAAATTCGAGGGAACGAACGCAAGACCTTGCCCGGTTCGGTCATCGCCGCCTCATAGGTCCCCGCAACCTTCGCACCCTCCTCCATAACCATGTTCAGAACAGCCTGCTGACGTTCCGTAGCAGTCAAATTGTTGGCACTTTTACCGAGTTCACGGGCATACGACGCATACGCCTCACCTGCATATCGCGTGATTCCAACTCCCTTCAACAGTTGAGAGTTGCCGGTCTGGATCGCATACGCCAAAGTCTTTGCGGTGTCCGTCGAGTTCCTCTGAGACAAAACAGCGAAGTCCTGCGCTACACGAGCCAGATCAGAAGCCCTAGCCAGATCCAAGTTTGACTTCACGAACAAGAGAGCAATCTCTTGAGAAGCCTTCATTTCAATGCCCTTGGACCGGACAGCGTCGGCCGCCTCTCTCAGGGCTTTAGCACCAACCCCGGATGACTTGCCGACCGCATCCATAGCAACAGCCATTTCCGCAACATCGGCCGCAACAGCAAACGACGACCGGGAAAACCCGATCAGCCCGACAGACAACGCCCCAATCGCCACCCCGAGGGTATTCAACACTTTCGTGAAATCGCTGGTTGATTGCGTCATCCCACCGAGCGTCGCATTGACGCTTTGACCACCAGATGTGATTACTCGAGCGGTTTCCTGAAACGAGGTACGCGCCCGATCCATTCCGGAGACGAACCCCGAAACATCAGCACCAAGGACAGCATCGACCGTGATCGCCACGATTACCTCTTGCTCTTCGCCATCTGTTGTTCACGCTCCCAAGCGGTCAATTTGTCGTGTGCTGCCCATCCCACCAGTTCATCTGAACTGAGCGGACGGTGATTTGGTGATCCCCACAGCAACTCTTCAACTGTCCGCCCAAGACGCTCTGCTAGGACGAAGTAATACCTGTATTCCTGATCGGCTAGTTGCCTTTTCCCTCCACATCAATGGCATCAGGCTTCATTCCGGACATTTCCATCGCCTTTTGAGCAACGAACTCGATTGCGGAAGCCGACTTGTCGGCAATCGCATCCATATCCTCTTCAGAGAACACGCGACCCTTGGTTTCGGGGTCGTACACGCAGGCGATGATCAGCGACGGATACATCTTCTGCACATCCACCGTTCCTTCGGCGGTCATACAAGAAGCGATCAGTTTCGCACGGTCGGCCGCACTCAATGTACGGAGTTCAATATCCAGATCCCATTGGGGGACGTGGATCGTGGACGACTCGATGTCGTTGCTGGCGAGGATTCGGTCACGTAGGGACACTTTTGCTCCTTATTGGGTTTGGGTTACGACCAAGTGCCGCGGGTAACGGCTCCGGTCACTTGCAGTTCGACGGAGGCGGACACGACATCCGCAACCGGGGAACCGAGGTTGTAGGCGGGCACGTACGCCTCACCCGAATACTTGACCAGACCAGCGGTGGAGCCAGCCGGACCGTATTCAAACGAGAGGGAAGCGGTCTGCCCGAGAACGGCCGCAATGTGAGCGTCGAAGGTCGAGTCCCACTTGCCGGTGAGGCTGATCGTCGCATCCTTCAAACCGACGATGTAGGACTTGGCTCCGGTGGTTCCGAAAGCGGTCACATCGGCGGTGTCAATGGACTCGGGGAACGAAACCTCCATCAGGTACGAACTGATATCGGTGAGAGTGCCGCTCGAGTTGTCCAACTTGAAAACTGCTGACTTGCCGTGGACGAATGCCATTTCTGTGCCTTTCGATTATCGCCGTGCGAACGACGCTTGGTAGGTGATTGAGCCGGTTGACCCGGCGAGGGTGTGTTGTGCCCGCAAATATCTGTTGACAGTCGTTCCAGCGGCCACGACCACACGCTGAGATGCCGTCGTAGACGTTGAAACGGCGGTAAATGTCACCAAATCCGCCCAAGTTGAGTTATCTGCGGAATGCTGGATCTTGATTGTGGTTGACCCATTGCGAGTATTGGCTGTCGCATGGAGGTGAGCGACCCCACCGTTGCTGGTAGAAGTCGAGTTATCGTCAGCCGAACCGTTCCCGGTGGCTGTTTCTGCGGTAAGAGCGTGGAGGGAATCGCCGTAATCAACACCTCCGGTCGCTTGGAATTCGGCAGAAGCCTGAACAACGTCGGCAACAGGGCTACTCAAGTTGTAGGTCGTTTCGTGAACTGCGGCCAGAAAACCGCGCTTACCCACCGCTGCACCGTCAGGGAACGCGCTGAAAACACCCTCCGAAGCACCCAAAGCACCTTGAAAAACCGAATCGGAAGCCCCGTTCACACCGTCAAACATTCCAGCGGCCGAAATAGCCCCATCTTTCAGCCCGACAATGTAGGACTTGGCTCCGGTGGTTCCGAAAGCAGTCACATCAGCCGTATCAACACCCTGATTCGCCTGAACTTCCTTCAAATACCCGGACAAATCGGTCGCATTGAAGAGGACAACAGTTCCCTTACCGTGGACAAACGCCATCAGACACCGTCCTCTTCATTTGCCGGCTCATCAGAAACCGGGATTTCCTCGACCTTGCCAGAATCCAACTCGATCAGATTCTGATCAGTCAACCACTTGATTGACTTTGACGGAATGGAGGTGTGCTCGACCACGGTTCCAGCCTCAAGCCGACCGCTCGGGGTATCTAGCCCCACTAACACCTTGTATTTCGCCAACAGAACCTCTCTTGGGATGTGCTTCCCCAGCACACCCAAGACACGAGGTCACGGAGGGCTGGGGACACGATGGTCACGACAACCCGAAGTGTAAACGAAAAGCCCTATCGCATCGTCTGAATAGGGCTTTAGTTACAGGGTTCTGTCCACGGTTTCCAGCCGCACTTCCCGATCTCCTCACGGCTTGAATACAACTGGTAGGCAAACCAGAGGTTCAACCGCGGATCAAACATATCGGTCGGATGATCCAGCCCTAACTCGGCAAGCCACTTGGAATGAATCTGGTTGATCTGGGTCAACCCGGCATCGTGACCATTCCACGCATCCGGAGTGCATCGGGACTCAGTCCACAGAACCGTAGACAATGTCGCCCACTCCTCTTCCTGCCAGCCAACGGATATAGCGAGATCGTGCCATTCCCCACATCGACCGTGTTCAGCCCTCTCAGACTCAATGACGGCCGCATAATCAACAACCGGAGCAATGGTCGTCGTAGTCGTCGTTTCCTCAATAGGAGCAACTGTTTCAGACACAGCCACCACTACCGAGGGTGGCGGATCTATTCGCACCGTCACCTCCACAGCCGGTGGCGGAGTCACCCCTCGCTCACCTGCACAACCGACAAGAACCAGCAAAACAAACATCCGCTTGAACATGGTCTGTAACACTACCGTCACAAAACGGCAGGGTCAATTACTCGTGCCCGTTCTGAGCCTTACACCGAGGACACATAACAGTCCACGGTCGAGTCAAACGAATAGCCAAAAGCCTCTGACAACGCCAACAACGCGGATTTTCGTCCGCCTGCCGAGGCAACCCGTAGGCATTAGACGACTGATTGTCCACAGACATTACACATCGTTTCACGACCCCCCAAAGTGTCAATCACAATCCTGCTCTCGACCGGATGACCGCACGAAAGAGCCTCACTACCAGCACTTTCGTTCAAACAGACGACCAATGCGTGTTGGGCCGCATCCAAACACGCCTGAGCAGCCAACAGGGCTTTATGCACAGCAATCAAACCTTCGTTCACGCCTGCACCCAACAATTGAACTCACAAGCCAGCATCGGCCGCTCCTCACCATCAAACCCAGCCGGGTAAATACCCGTCGCATCCAACACCGTCAAAAACGACACCCCAGAAATTGTCACATTCCTAATTGCACCCAAACTCGCCTGAACAGCCTCAATTTTTGCCCGAGCGGATGGATAATCATTCCGAGCGGCCCGAGCCACAGCCAGAACCGTATGAGTAAACGTCGACGCGACGGAAGCACCAAAAACGTGATCCACCTCACCCCGTTGCTCCATCAAAACGACCGAAACATCGGGAGAATCCTGCATCTGAGACAGCCAAATGTTCGTACCTAATGTCCCCACGCCATCCGACTGCAACCGCGTACCCAAAGCATCCAGAACAGCCATCAGTACATCACCCTCCGAACAAGTCGCATCAGATACGAGTTCAACATCAACTCAAAATTCGGCTGGTTAGCGTCAAGCGGATCTTTCAAATACAACGCCTTGCGCCCCTTGGCGTGGCGGTACGTCAAATTGTCGTGCTGTTTCTCCGCATACGCAACAGCCGTATTGCCGTAGGAGATTCGCACATGGACAGTTTTCCCATTGAACGAGTACGGAGACACAAATCCGGATGAACGCAACGCCCCCGTAAGAACCGGGACCTGACGCTGCGACTCATTGAAAACCTTGTTAGCGACCATATAGAGAGCCGTGCCTACAGCAGGGACGACACCATCCTTGCCGAGGTACTTCAATGCTTCGACCATCCGGTTTTCACCGAGGATCATCACCTGAGCATTACCGACCCGAGCCATCACGCCCTCCCGTAAGAAACGGTCGTATGGTTATTACCGTCCTCATCCAAGTGGACCTGAACCGACAAAATCACCGGGCTAGAACCGTCAGGAAGCACAATCTTGGATGACAAACCCACGGTCGGAACACCATAAAAAATGATCCGCCCCTCCTCAATGACCTGTCGCCCCTTGTCGTCGTGCGAAACGCGGCCAGTTTGCTGAATCCTGCATCGCACACCAGTCCCAGACCCCGAAAAGGTCTGCTTACCGTATGAATCCAGCGCGGTTTGGGCGTAAATCGTCACCGTAGATGGCATCAACTCCAGAAAGGCGGCCTCGAGAGTCATACATCAATCCACAGCCGTCGAGTTGGTGGAAGTCCCGTAATTGCTGTCCATACCAATCGCAAAGTTCATCGGACCAAACACATTGTCTTCCGAATCCGCATAAAAATTGACACTCGGAGGATTACGACGAGAAGCCTGAAACCGCAAACTTTCAGCCCGTTTCAACAAGGTTGAAGCCTGCGACCCATACTGAGTCGAGATAGACAAATCCCCAACTGACCGGGAATAGTCAGCCTTAGCGGACACCTTGGAAGCCATCGCTTCGCAAGCCGACGCTGCGGCCAAATAGGCATCCGAGTTCACCTCAGACAACAAAAACGAGATTTCCTCGTTCGTTACCTGCTGGTTTGTCGTGTCCGTGTCACCACACAGGAACCTGACCCGATCCGTCGTGGAGTTCGCCGGATCTCCGCCGTAACTCCACGTCATTGAATCAGCCTTCCTCTACAGCAACCTTCGGGGGTCTTCCAGCCTTCTTGACCGGCTTCGGTTCAACAATCGCATCAGGAACGGTCGCCGTCAACTCAATCCGCTGAATGTAGCGGCCAGCCTCAAGCGTCCTACGGTTACGCCAATTATCAGCGTCAACCACAGTTCCCTGTTCGATCTTCTTGCCACCACCGACCGGAATCGGCTTCAGTACGAGCCAACCGCTCACGAAACCACGCTGGCGAAGAAGTAACCGAGATCCGCGGCCACGACCTTCATATCAAACGCCATTTCGGCTTCGATGCGATCAGCCTTGACCGAATCCATCCGCAGACGGCTGGCTCCGATGGTCTGACCCAAACCGCCCGACACACCAGTCCACGACATGATGTATCCAGCAGACGGCTGGAGCAGTCCCGGCGAAGGAGCCGAGTAGCAGAGGAGGGCATTCTTGCCGGCGGTGAAGTCGTAGGCGGCCGTGCCACCCTCGTTGTTCGTCGCCTTGATCGCCTTGGACACGACCACACGATCCACGTCGAACATACGAGCGATCATGTCGGTGGTGATGACGGACGAACTGGTGTACTTGATGCGATCCACCAGATCGGGGTGGTTCTTCAGTTCCTTGAACACGTCGTAGCCCAAGACCAGCGTGTTGGGCTCGAACCCGGTGGTGGCAAGGATCTGACGCTTCGCATCTTCCACATCGTTCAGCGGATCGCTGTTCGTGTAGTCCGACCAGAGGTTTGTCGGCGTGTTGTCGGTTCCCCACACGCCGGAGGTGAAGTAGGTCGAGACGAACTGGGTTTCCATCTTGAGGAGGAGACGGCTGGTCACGAACTCGGTCGCCTCACGATCCACGTTGATGGGGGCATCGGCGTTGGCGCGAGTCTGATCGCCAATGTCCTTGTGGAAAGCCCACACGTCAGCCGAATACGAATCGGTGGTCAGGTTGTAACCGCCGCCAGCCGACTCGGTCGCATCGGCGCGGAGTTGCGCCTCGTCGCGGAACCAGTCGTTCTTCGTGTACTTGAAGAACTTGTCCGACTGCTTATCGACCGGAACAATCGGGAAAATCTTGTTGGCGATGAAGTTCTCCGCCTTCTGCATATATGCGACCGAGATGTTGGTCAAGATCGCATCAACATGGACCTGAGATTGAGTGGGCTGGGGCATGGCTGGGGGTGACCTTTCCTTGTGGAGATTCTGGGATCAGGCGGCTCGGGCGGGCGAGGCGCAGTTGATGACGGCGGTGAGGAGTTCGTTGTCCGCACCAGCGGCAAGAATGACCTGTCCGACGATGTAGTTGGTCGTATCGGTTCCAACGGTCTTCGCCCCAGCCTTGCCAGCCGAGGTCGTGCCGATAGCGACACCCTCGTCGAGGGAAGCGGAAGCGACCACCTTGGTTCCACCGACGACCAGCACCTCGGCGGCCTGACCAGCGGTCGGGGTGTTCTGCAACACGCCCACCGGCTTGTCCGTGGCCGCGGCACACAGAGCGGCCTGACCCGAGGTATTGATCTTGACGAAGTAATACTGCTTCGCACTCAGGTCGGCAGCAGCCGGGAGCGTGATCTTGACGCTGTACTGGTTGAATTCGTATGCCATTTCAGGGTTCCTTTGCTGGGTCAGCGGGTTTCTGCGACGTAGTCGGCGTAGAGGGACGGATTCTTCTCGATCAGACCGGAAATTGCCTGCTCGACGGTGGCGAACTCACCACGCGAGACAGCGGACTTGGCGAGAGTTTCGATTCGCTGGTACGCATCGCCCGTCTGGGGAACGAACGATGAACCGATTTCAGCGAAAATGGCGGCCGATTCAGCCTGACCGTTGGCCGCATCCAAAGCCTTGGAAACGGTTTCGGCAAGTTCGGGAGCGAATTCGCTCAGACGGCGCAGAGCCGGGGCGAACTCGTCGTGCTCCAGCGGGAGGTTCGGGTAACGCTCTTCGGACTTGGCGACAGCCTCAGCATCCAGACGGATCTCGCGCTCCTTGCGGAGTTCCTCTTCGGCGTACTCGGCGGCCTGACGAGCCTTCTCCAACGCTTCGCGGACAGCCGGGGGAGCCGACTTCAGAAGGGAATCCTCGTCGTTCGCATCATCTTCTTCGTCGTCTTCCTCGGGGTTTGCCTCGAGTTCCGCAATGCGAGCGTGAGCCTTCTCCAACTCAGCCTCCAGCGACACCATCTTTTCGATGACGGTGAAGTCTTCGTTGTCCAGTCCGGAGTTCTTCATCAAAATCCATCCTTCATCCAAGTGGGCAGGATGGTCTACGCCTGACGTTTCTTCAATGTTCAACTTGACCATCTTGCGCGGAGCCATCGCACGAGGACGGTAGTGATACGCCAAACGGCAATCAACTAAACAATGTTCTATTACTTAGACGCAGAGCCAATCGTTTAGTGGCACTCTCGGGAAATCGGAGTATTCATCGGGATCACTAGGCGTGTAAATCCACGCTCTTATCACTCCATTTGCAGTCATCACATCGGTTTCCACTCGCCTGTAGAACGACGGCACACCCTCCAGTTGATCCATCCGTTGCAATGCCACGAAATAATCCCTGTCGTCGTCGAATGTGATTACCTCACCAACCGATGATTCTTGTTCGTCTGGTAGTGCGAACGGGAAATAGTTCATTGTCTGGGCGACTAGGCGGAAGCCGGGGATCAGACACGGTTCGGATTTGCCGCCCAACATCGTCCACAAACGGTCGTTTCGTTGTCCCTCCCGAAGCGTTCCGTAGACCGCTATCGGCAAAATGCGCTTGTTTGTCATAAACCGATTATGACCGGCTACTAAACCTGCGTCAACCTTTTATCGAGATTTTCCTGAACCGTTACACTTGTAGCAGGTGTAACCCGTCTTGCACCACTTGTCTGACCGCCCTGCGCCACCACATCTGGTGCATTTCCCGTCGGCTATCAAGGCTTCTCGCTTGACCCTTTTTCTTTTGGCGTGAGCGCGGTCGCTGACATCCGTGAGAACCAAGGCAACCTCCTCGCAGGTCATTTCGCTCAAGTCGGTGGTGCGGCCGTTTGAAGCCTTCAGGAGAACCTTCTCGTAGGTCGCTGGTTTGAGATTTGCTTCCGCAACGATCATAGGAATGAAGGTGTTGATTTGGAGTTGTCGGCGTTCCTCGTCGACTATTTTGATGCGCTCGGCGTGTCGGGTGTAGTGGTCGGCTTCGCATTGGTCGTTGCAGTAGGTTTCGCCATCAGACCAAATTCCCGTGCGGGCTGGCACGTATTTTTGGCAAGAATGGCAATCTGCTGATTTGAAGTTTTCCCTCATAGTGAAATTATGTCATACAACTAAACCGTAGTCAAGTTGTTCTTTTATGGCTCCGACCTGCGGTTTTACTCCCGAACTAAGTCGCTCGCCATTGGGAGCGTCCGTGTATCGTGCGGATAAGCCCTTTCCGCCTCAGACCTTGACATTGACCCCTTCACGAAACCCCACTCCGAGTCCGCCTTCACCCACATACCGAACTGAATATCGCCCTCACGGATCTCCTTCAACAACGTGGAGACACCGTTCGCATCAATCCCAAGACGCTCCTCGACCAGAGACTTAGCAACCCCAGCACCTTCCAGCAACACGGAACGGTCACCAGAACGAACGAAAATCCCAGTCCCCTCGGGTCGGACAGAGAACAGGCGGCCATCAACACGGACCGAAGCCGGGATAACCGCCAAATCGGCATCTGCAGCCTTCACAACCTGCTCCGAGGGCTCACCCTGCAACCTCATTGACGATCCACCAATTGAAAAACCCCTGATCTTGCCCTGTTTCACCAGATCCCACGCCCACGGTTTCCAAACAACCCCCAAGAACACCGTACCCTCAGGATAGGCGACCTCAGCACCGTCAGCGGCCTTTCGCATCGTCACCTGAACAGGCAACTGCATAGCCTCAACCCACTCGCCGGCAATTATGTCTCGGTTGTGTTGCAAACGGATACCGCGGTCACCCTTACGCACGTAATCCCACAAACCAGCCTGCAATTCCTCGGCATCAGTCCACTCACTATGGGCATCCAGACGATTTGGTATGTACCAAGGACCCAAGGTGAACCGTTTCTCATCGACAGCCTTATGGATCAACTCGACGGCGGCGACCGGAGCAACACTCATCGCATCAGCATCAATCTGCTTGCGAACATCCTCTGGCAGATCCGCATACGGAACCTCGCCGGCAAGCCATCCCTGATAATCAGCCATTTTCGCCCTCCAAAGACTTCAACCAGTCCAACGCGGCCTTACCACCCCACGCCGAGAATGCGACTCGGCTCGGGTTCGGGAAACC